CTAGTCGAGAGTGACTGGTCGGACATACATGACGACCATCCCTTTGACGGACGACGAGGCCGCGGCTCCGTCAACGACGTAGCGCTGCTCGCCGATCTGTCCCTCGCCTCGCGCTGCCGCTGGGCGCTGGGCGAAGAAGGCGACCTGAAGCCGACCGTCATTCAGTTCGCGAATCCCGGCCGGGCCGGTGAAGAACGGAAACTCGATTTCAGCCGTAGTCGAGTTGTCGACGGTACCAATGATCACGGCCTTATCCTTTCGTGAGACTGTCATGCCGCGGTCGCAAACAGGTGCGCGACCCGCAGCACGATCGAGCGCTGCTTCGTCCGTGCTGGACTATTGCTCGTGACGACGGTCAGTTCGATCGCCAGCCGGACACCGTCGCCATCAAATAAAGCGGAGCCCTGCTGACCGGCTGCGATAACAGGCCAGAACGTGATCTTGTTCGCGACGTACGTCGGCGCGTAGCCAGCGTCGCTCCGGATTTGCAGGCCAGCTGCGGCAGCTTCCGCGCCTACGGTCATTGCGAATGACGCGACCGTCTCCCCTGGTAGCAGGAACGGGGTCGGCTTGGCATCCGCGGGCCCTTGCGACAGGGTGATCGCATAATCCTGCACGTCGGATGGATCGACCGGCTGCTCGAACGCGAGCGCGGTTGCGGGTATCGGCATGGATATCTCCTTAGTTTCGGATTGTAGCTACGCGGCTGCCGATGTCCGTCAGAACAGTCGACCTGAGCGCGCGATCTCCGATCGTCATGGAACGTGCGGCGGGTGTTTGTAGAATGCTTATCGAGCGGATCGTGTAATTGCTCAGGTTGAACACCGGGACGAAAGACAAGCCGTCCGCGATCTGCTGTTCGATCATCTTCACTGAAGCATCGGCGAAGGTGTAAAGGACATTGGCTTGCCCGTCCGGGATCGCCTGCGCGGTCCAATCTAGCGGCAACACTTCGGCGGGTCGCGTTACCGTCGTGCCGACCGTTGGAATGTATGATGTTGCAGTGGCACCTAATTCCGATTGCGCGCCGCCAATATAGCAGAATGTCCCCGGCGGGGTGCTATTGCCGACAGACGGCGCAGCGGACCGATCGCTGAGCCAGAAAAAGGTGTTTTTGCCGCCAGCGTTGGCCCCGACCCCCGCGACGGCGAACCGGAACACTCCATTCGGCAACGCTACGACAGACCCGACGAGTCCCGCGCTACCCGTCACGACGACGCCAGTTTCCATGTTGAAACAGATCTGAGACCCACCATCGCCAGTGATCCACAGAAACTTGTATGCAGGCGTACCCAGCTTGCAGAAGACGCTCCGCGAGTAGGTCTTGGCCGGGTCAATGTCGCCCGCCTGCCGATAGACACGGATATTACCACCAGCGGAGATGGTGGTTACTGCATCAAGACGACTAAGGTTTGGACTACCCTGCAAGCCGGTGAGAACGTCAGGAACAATGTTTGCCCCGTCACGCGTCCACCCCGTGTTGTTTATGGCGCTCTGCAAGAACATGTTCGTACGCTCCGGCTCGGCAAGTATTCCACGCAGCGCACCGGTCGCAGGATCATAATCGAAGCGCGGCGTATCGGCCGAAGTGCCGACCTCTATGACGCCGCTGGGCAGGCTTGGCACTCGCACCATTTGAAGGACGCCGGGCCGCTGAGCGTCGGGAATGCCAATCGTCATCACGCCGCTGACAACCCGACCCAACGAGACGTCGAAATTGGTGCTGCCGTAAGTCCCAGGCACATAGAACAGCGTGCAGAGGTAATTGCCATCAGCCATCGTCGGGACAGCGATACGGATCGATTCGACAGGTCGTGTGGCAATAGCTGTCGTTGTCGCAATGTACGACGAGGCCGTAGCACCTAGCTCCATCTGGATGCCGGTAGCTTCGATCGTCCTCGCCGTTATTGAACCGCCGGTACCAGCACCGACCGCGCCGGTACCGAGGACCATGTACAGACCGCTATCGGCGGAGGCGGGCGAATTTGTGTACGTTAGGCGTGACCAAGATGTGGTGACGTTGGAGGTCACGCCCTTATTATTCCCGGTTGCGCCGAGACCGTTGGTTCCGAAATTGATCGTCGTCGCGGGATCGGCAAGCACATAGACCGACGTCGTCCATGACTGGCCGGCGGTGATCGGTGTATTAGCAGCCGGAGCTACGATCGAATTGTCGGCAAACGCGATACGCGCAGCAACTGCCCCGGTAGGCGATGCTCGACCAGTGGAAAACGTCACCGTTCCAGCGGTCACGCGACCGGTCAGCACGTCCGAACTCAGATGATAATTGGTGCGCGACGGCTCGAACAGGATCCCGCGACAGACCGGCGGGCTGTAGATCGCGGTACCGGTCGTCTCGGCATAGGGGAGCGCGATTGGTCCGCTATTAAGCTGTCGGCGTCGAACGTAATACGTCTGTGCACCGACAGGTTCATTAGCCCCACCAGTATTGCTAGTCCCGAATGCGAAATACTGCACATCAACCGAAACAGTAAAATCGTACCGCTGATATGTGGTGGTGAGAACGATACGCTTAAACGTCAAACCCGAACCGACGCCACCAGCGTTCCAGCTCTGAAAATAAACGATCTCGCCGCCAACATCGCCGCGCATATCGACTGACAAGGTTCTGGTCGAAACAGTCGATCCGCCAGCATTGTAGAACTCAATAGCGCGCTCGCCGCTTGCAAGCGCAGGCGCAACGACCTTGGTCTCACCAGCGGTAACGGTCCGCGTACCACCGCTAGCGTTTTGCACTGCGGTCCCATTCGGGATCATATTCTCGACAGGCGGATCGTAATCGAAGCGCGCGGTGTTCGCCGCGGTCCCCAGTTCGAGCGCGCCGGTCGACGATCGGCGCGACCACGGCCCGGCCGCACGCTGCACCGTCACGACTTTAGGCAGCATGCCCGAGGTGAAGTCGAAATCGGTATATGTGATCCGCTTCGTACGCGACCACGTTCCTGCCGCCCGGCGGAACGTGGCACCGGCCGGCAGAACCCCATCGGTGAAGCTGAACATCGCCATCTATCGAGGACCCACGGTTGTTGTTTCTATCGTCGCAGTCGCCGCTTCGGCCTGCTTCAGCGCGGCAAGTTGCTCAGTTGCCGTCGCTGCCGAGCGCGCCGCCAGCAGACCACGCTCCGCAAGGGACATCGCCAATCGGATCCGCGCAGCCCGATCGTCGGACACGAACGGCAGCACGACATCGGCCGCGAGGGCAATACGATCATAGGCCGCTTGGGCGCGATCAATCGCGGTGCCGATATGCGCAGCCGTCTCGACCGATGGCGTCGACATGGTCGCGCAGCTGGCGATCGACAGCGCCGCGGCCGCCAGTGCGAAGGCCAGATGCTTCACGACCAGCCCCCCGCAACAAGCGCCGCCTGAAACGACATAGCGTACCCGGCGACCATTTCCGCGCGATCGATGCCATTGATGATCCGGCGAGCCGACGTGAACTTCGGAGCGGTTGCAGTCCCCTTCGCCGGGAGATAGCGCGCGAATTTATGCCGCCCGACCTTGTCACCAGCGAACCAGCCCTCGGTCATCCCCCGGACCATCACGCGCGCAGAAATGTCCGTGTCGAGCGCGAGATCGAAGTTGCCGAGCAGCGCCCCGTTCAAGCCCAGCTGGTCATCGGCGGTTTCATAATTCCCGTCCCACGTCAGCTGCACATCGCCGCGGCCGTACGGGATCTGTCCGCCATGCTTACCCGGCTTGCCGTATGGCTTGCCTCGACCGCGACCGATCTCGGTCACTGGCTGCATCTTCGCACCCGTCTCGTGAAACGAGGTCGCGAGCCCGTACGCTACATACGCGAGCGGGGAGGCCGCGGCCGCAAAAGCTTCGAGCTTCGCCTGCATGCCCTCGAACTGGGGCGTCGTGATCTTGCCAAAAAGCGGCCGAATCGTCGCGTAGAACTTATCCGGCGACGCCAGTCCGTGCGCAGGGCGCGCAGGAGCCACAGCCGACTTTGATGCCGTCGTCATGATTATTTCCTAGCTATGTGTTAAAGCGAACTTGAGCAGCATCCTGCACCCCGCGCGCTGCTCGGCACGTCAGTGGCCGCACGCTACCGGCGGGCCACGTTGGGAACAGATTTGGCTTGATGCGTTTTTAGCGCGCCGGGAAACCCTTCCAACGCGTCCCGGTCGGCCCGCCGAAGGCTCTCCACGGTGGCGGCGGGCCGTTACTTGGGTGTCGTACCGCTTTCGACGCCGAACACGGCACCGGCTTTTTGCAGGTACTTTTCAGCGACTTTAAAGATGCCCTCGCCGAGAATGCCGAGACCAGCGCCGTACATCAGCGCACCCAAGGGTTCGGGCCGCTGCGAGATGACGATCGCGGCCGACACGGCCAGCGCCATGCCGCTAACGGGTATGTCGAGGCTCCACCGGTGCTCTTTACGAACGGCTTGCGCCGCCCCGATCCAGAACCGCGCGGCAAAGCATCCGAACAGCGCCGCGAACATGCCGGCCGCTTCGAATGGGTAGCCCAAGAAATGCCAGATTACGGGCACCGATGTCGCCACCGTCGCCCCTTTGGCTGCCATCGCGGTTGCGGCGACAGGTAGTACAGCCGCCATCGTTGCGCCCCCTTTGTAGATGCCCCCACCGCCGATCATCGCGTGGAGACCACGCCGATCGCGGCGATGAATGTGAAGAACGCCAGCCACAGCATTCGCCGGACCATCGGCCAAGCGAGCCACATATCGAGCGGAAAGGGCTCTTTGCGTTGCTGCTCGATCATGCCCGGCTCCGAGCAGATGTAGAGCATGAGGCCGGACACGCCGCAGGCGACCGCGAATGGATCGAACAGGCGCTTCACCGTGGCGAATGCGCCGGTCATGACGGGATCGCGAGGATCGTAACCCCATAGGGTCAGAGCCTCTGCACCGCAGCGGATGGTAATGCCGCAAGCGAACAGGATGCCGAGCGCCCGGTAGATCCATGCTGGCGACAGCCAGACGTCCTGCCGGCGGTGCTTCCATCCGTCGCCAACGAGTTTCACGACGACCATGACGCCGACGAGCGTCGCGATCGTCATGACGGCAAGGTTGATGACGACGAGCCACCCCATGCCTTCGAAACTGGGCTGCGCGATTGTGCGCGGCCCATTCGCGACAGCCTGGGCCGCGAAGCTGCTGTTGTTCATCGATCTGTTCCTTGGTCGAGGCCAGCTATCAGGCCGGCTGATCGCGGCAGGGAGCGCACGTCCGCGCGGCTCCGGCTTAGGTGGCGACGTTGTATTCGGTGCCGAGCAGATTGAGCAGCGCAGCCGCGGTCGGTAGATTCGCGTCGAGATGAAGGGCCTTGTTAAAGACCATGAACCGACCGGCTTTCATCGTCGGATCGTTGCCGTCGAAGAACCACCCGCCGATGTTCCACCGATCGCCAGCCCCCGCCGCAGACGGACTCGTGAAGCGATTTGCGACGGTGCCGTTACGACGGATGTACGCAATTTCTTTGGTCGCCTCGTCATACGAGAAGATGCCGACGTGAGTGCCAGGGGCCTCGTTGCAGACCATTTGATCACCACCGAGCGTGAAGATCAGCTGCCCGCTGTTGTTATAGCCCGCCGAGTTCGCACCGCTCGCCATGATGGTGCAGGGCTGGGCTGCGGCGTCGCCTGCGGTGATGCTCCACGCCATCGCGACAGAGAATGAACCGGCAGGCCGGACGGCCGACGAGACCAGCCGGCGCGACGTTCCGCGCGTGAACGACAGCGCCGTCTTTCCGTTGATCGCCGAGACAGCCGGACCGTCGCCACCCGCATCCTTGCGCGACCAGGTCGTTCCCGAGGCTCGATCCGACCCGGCTCCGCTGCTCACGGAATAGTCCGCGGGATCGAACAGGTGGACTAGCCCGCTCGCGCCCGCCAATCGGGCAAGATCGAGAGCGAAGTCCGAGACGTCAATTTTCGGCATCCGCGCGCGCGCAGCTGCGGGCCACCGGAAGCCGTCAGGCATCCGGACTAGTCGTGCGATGGTCATGGAATAGTCCTTTCGGAGGAAGGTTAGGCGACGCCGATCGCGTGATGCAGCATCCAGTTGTATCGAGGCTGGCCGTTGGCGCTGGGCGCGGCGAAGGTGTCGCGGATGCAGCAGCGCGCGCCGGTCGTGGGCCCGGCCGGTTGCCCCGCCGTGCCGTCGAGTGCAAAGCGGAGCGTCCCTGCTACCGCCGTTGCCAAGGTCAGCGTGATCGTCGCGCCGTTGACGACAATGTTGCTGATCGCAACCTCGCTGCCATCCGCCTTGATGTAACGGACACCGAACTGGCCGGGATTGCTTACCAGAGCCGTGTCGATTGCCAGCGCGCCACCCTCGGGCAGGCGGCACGTCGCGGTCACCGTCGCGCCGTTTCGCACCGCTTGGGTGACGTACAGCCCGGCTGCACCGGCACCGCGCACCATGCGCGCGAGACCGTCACCGATCATCTCGTCCATGCGCCGCTGGCCTTCGGCATCAGGGTGCAACCCATCGGCCATATGTGTCAGCGAATACATCGGACCGACCACCGCGAACGATGCAGCGTCTTCTGCCATAGCGGCCATCTGAGCGAGCGGGACTTGTGCGGTCGTCAGTTTGTATGCCGCGGCGGTCCAACTGGACGGCTGTACGATCAGGATTGGCGGCGCGGCCGTCGCCGAAAAGGTGATCGCACGCACGGCGATGCGGAAGGCGTCGCGCATCTCGAACAAGTTGGCCTTATAGGAGTCCGTCGTCGCGGTCGCGAAATTGGATTCGCCCTGGACATAGGGCATTGCGTCGACGGTGAAGCCGAGGCCCGCGCGCCACGCTTGGAGCTTGGCGACGACGATCGTACGGATCAGGTTGGCCCAGAACGGCGTTCCGGGCTTCAACTGGTCATAGCGCAGGCCGCGGACGCCAGAGGAGGCATATGCGACCGCCTGTGTTACCGGCAGGGCACCGATATACCCGCGCACGAGGCGCGGGCCGATCGCCGGCAGGCTGTCGCGAGCGGGGCCGGACAGGTCGACCATTTGACCAAGATCGGCTTCAGTCACGAGTTCGCCGTACCGCGCCGGAACGATGCCACCCGGGAACATGATGCCGCGCCCCGGATCTAGCGGCACTCGGTCCAGCCCGATCGGGCCGGGATCGCCGCCCACGCTGTTCGACTGCCCGTATCCAGCGATCATAGCGATCGTGGTCACGCCGGCCGAAACGACGGCGCGCGCGCTGATGTCACGCGACTTCATCGCCGTACCGCGCAGCCAGGCGATCTGATCGCCTTGCACGGTCGGCGTAGTGCTGTCGCCTTCGCTATAGGTCAGGTACGCGCTGCCGGTGGGATCGGTGAGCATGATATCACGCGCGCCGTCTGCTCCCGCTACCCGCGCGACGAAGGGACCGCTGACGGTGACAGGATTCCCGCCAGCATTGAGCGCGCCCGCGACGTAGCCGTCCATGTCGACGAAGCCTGCGGAGACGTCAGCGGTGAAAACCTTGATCGTCTCGCCTTGAACTGCGCCGTCCGCGAGCTTGGCATGTAGCGCGCCGTCAGCGTCGAACCATGCCGTCGCATAGCCGTCCGCATCGACTGCCAGCGCAAACCGGACATCCCCATAGACGAAGCCTTCCGGGTTCGCCTTCCGGAGGGCCGCTTCGGCACGATCCGCCGACAACGCCGCAGCGGCAACTAGCGGCTGTATGACCGCAGACAGCCCTTGAGCGAAAGTGCCGTCTGGCGACCAGGCGCCGGCATCAAACCGGTATCCCCGAAACGCGGCACCGTCGGCGACGAATGCATAGACGGGATCGTTTCCGGTTGGCACGTAAGCGTCGAGAGCAACTTTTGACTTGAAGACGCGCAGGCCCAGCGAAGATGCCGAGACCGATGCGCTGAGAGCCTCAAGCCAGTTGCGCAGCGCAGGCATGCTGGGGTCTTCTCCATCCCGGAGGATGGAGGCGATAGAGGTGGCCATAAACGTCTCCGAACTAATATAGGGAATTAGGGCTCAAGCGCCGCGATGCGGTCTTCCAGCTGGCGGATTTGTGCAGGGGTGTAGGAGGTTGTCCCGTCGCTCACCTCACCAGCTGAGCCGGCAGTATCGGCAGTCGAGGCAGGCTCCGAGATCATTTCAGCGCGGTCGATTACTGATACAGCTACTCGGTCGATTTCGTCCGCGATGGACCAGGCGTACATTTCCTCGTTCTCTTCGCGAACGCTGACCGGCACACCGAAGTCAGGTGAGATGGACCAGTTTGTCACCGTGAACGCCGTGTTCGACAGGCGAGGGTAACGGTTGCCGCCCAGCATAACGGTATCCATTGGCGCCAGACCGAGCCCGTTGATGTTCAGCGGTAGCGACAGGGTGATCCCCGCGCCGCTTTGAAGCAGCCGGATTTTCTGGATCCGCTGCCCGCGCGTGCGGCTCTTTACGAACGGCAGGTCGAGCGACCCTTGCGCGATGTCAGGCGACTCGATCGAGCGAAGCGGCAACTCGTCGGCGACGTAAAGCTTGTCGGGATCGTTCCAACTGGCGCTGATCTCGGTCACGCGCTGGTCGCCGGGGGTGAGCAGGTCGTACGCGACCGCGTCGGTGATATCGTCTTCGCTTATGGTCGACGAGACGGGTACCCAGTAGCCGGGGCGGGCAAGCATGAGGCCGCCGGAATAGGTGAAACGACCTGCCATGTTCTCGACAAGGATGCCGCGAACAGAACTGGGATCGGCGCCCGTCTGCATAAAGCCGTCGAGTGTGTAACGGGGCTCCGATCCGCCGGCCTTGAGCGGGACTTGCTCGTCGCAGACGTTCGCCTCGGTAGCGACCCAGTCCCAGTCAATTTCGTCTGGATAGCATCCGAAACCGCCTTCCTCGCGTGGCAGCGCCATCCACCAGTAGAACGCGAGAATGGCGTTGTTGGAATACCCGGTCGCGTTGGTGCGTGGATCGTAGATTTCATCCGAACCCTCGACTTCGCAGGTGATGACGGGGCGTCCAGCCTGAACGACTTCGTCGGTCATTTCGAACTTCGCGTAGACCTTTGCGACCTCCCGTCCGCGGTGATCCGTCGTCCATTTACCGCCGCATTCGGCAACGAAGGTGGAGTTTGCGACCGCATCGTGATCGCCGCGCTCGAACCAGAGCCACGCATGCCCGGCATATTTGCCCGACGTCACCATGCCAGCCCCATTGACCGACACCACCTCGTCATTGAGATACCACCTCGTCAGGCCTTTCACCCGGTGACCTGCGACGACCCAGACAAAATAGCGGTGCGTTTTTCCGACCGGGTGAAAAAACGCCATCTTGAGCGACATCGCTCGGCATTTGCCGATTATGATCTGACTATCGGCCAAGCTCTGAGCGTAATTTTCGGGATCGCGCTTTGTGCCAGGCGGCGGAATGAGCGCGTTAAGAGCGAGTGTGGCGACAGTGGCGAACACGGCCGCGCCGATTGCGCCTACAACGCTTGCAGCGATGCCGGTCAGACTGAGAGCCCCTGCGATCGATAAGCCACCCGTGGGGGCCGCGAGTGCGATAGCGGCCGCCGCGATAGCGACGCCCGCGACAATCTTGACAATCTTACCCATGAGCAACGCCCCAGACCTGATCGATGTGAATCATCGGCGAAGTTTCGCCGCCGAAGAACTCGGCGAGAGGGCCACGGCAGATACCGAGGGCCCAACCCTGCCGAACGATGTCCCCACGCATTGCCTGCCGACGCGGGATGGCAGGGCCCATTGCGGCCGTGACGACGCCGCCCAAGTCGCGAACGCCAAGCCGGTGCATCATGGCCGCGAACTCCCGTGGACGGCGTGGCATGGCGCCGACTATGTCGCTTACATCGCGGCCAGTTTGGTCGAGAACGTGATCGCGCCAGAGGTCCCCACAATGGCGACCCCAGTCGGGATCACTCAAAGGACCGCGTCCTGTTTGGCCTTCGCCCAGAGGATCGGGATGCTCGGCAGCTGCGGCATGAATTCGAAGAACCGATCGCCCGGATACTTCTTCTGTTGCGCAGCATCAGTGTATCGCTTGATGGACGGGCGGCGCTGGTCGAGCATCCGGCTTTCGCCGGTGACGATTACGCTAAGGTCCATCCCGTCGACGATCTGATAGCTGTCCAGCTTCGCCTTGGTGAGCAGCTTGTAAGCCTGAACAATTTGGCGGGTCTCATTCAACGCTCCAATGTAGACGCGAAACTCGGCACCGCGGACGGCCTGCGACTCGATATGCTCGCGATGTTCGGACGGGATGCCGACGATCGTAACCTTGACACCCGTCGCAGAGCCGTCGGTGCTTTCGCCGATCGTTTCGAGCGCGCCTATGCACTCACCCTCACGCGATCCGATCCCAACCCATTCCCCGTCCGCAAACCTGATCTCGCCGCTGCCCGTCCAGAGAAAAACCGGGTCGGGTAGATCGATGCTGACGGCGAAGAACGGGCGAACGACATCCTTCTCGATCGCGGCCTGAAGTGCTGGCGGTAACTGACGGACACGGGGCATCAGCTTGGCACCTCGACGAAATCTAGGGTGTATTCGGTCAACTCGCCGACGGACGTCTCGTTGGCACCAGCGTCGTCAGAAACGAGCTGGTAACGTCCAGGCGGTCGCACGGTGATCGCACTGCCGGCTGGAACATCGAAGTCGAGCGGCGGAATGAATCGGACGACCGCGCGGCCGCTGCCATCCGCAACCGCAGCCCGAAGGATGATATGAGGCCGACCGTCTCCGCCGATCATATCGCCAGGCAGAAAGACCGGCTCGTTCGGGAGAAACCCCGCGAAAGCCATCTCGGTCGCGCCACGAGCCGCTGCTTCGTTAAGCGGCTCGGACTCAGCGGGAAGGACGAACCGCTCGCCCATGCTAAACTCTTCGCCGTTTGCGAACGGATAGCGCGGACCGGCAAATTGCGAATAATAGCGGCGCAAACCGGGCGGATACGGGCGGCGGAAGTCCCAAAGTTCCGTTGTCCTAGCGCCGCCCTCTTGCTCCGCGATCCAAGCATCCATCTCACCGCCCCAAGCGTCGGCGCCGTCGTACCCGTCGTATCCGGTGCGAAACGTCACGCGAGCAACCCAGAGAGGTTTTGACAAACTCAAGGTCTTTACCGCACGGGTCCAAGGGCTTTGCGAGCGGCTGTTGTACGGCTGAAGATAGAACATCGCCCGATAGGGCCGGGCGTTTTCTGGAAAGGGCACGTCGGGAAGCAGATACTCCGGCATTTACTTCCCCCCTGCGCGTCGACGATTTGCTTCTGTTACGGCCGACATGACCTGCGACTTCGTCTGCTGCGCGTTGGCCTGGACATATGCCTTGTCGGCAATGTCGACGGCGCCCGAGTAGGTGATCGGCATATGAACAACCGTCGTACCTATAGGGCCGTTGTCGTTGCCCTTAGTGATGTTGACGTGCTCGCCCACCGTCCCGCGGAACGCGACGATGTTCCGGTCGATGCCAGACATGCCGCCCACTTTGAACGACCCGCCCGTCTTGAAGCCAGGAAGCTTCAGCCCGGTATCTACCGCGCTCATCGGACCGCCTGCATCCCAGCCAGTCATGTCGACGGGACCGACCGTACCAGCCCCGCCTTTGCCGAGAAGCCCACCGATCGCGGTGCCGAGCGCGCCGAGCAGGCCACCGCCGCTCGATCCGCTCGATCCAGTTTTCGAGAACAGGCTCGCGATCAGATCGGCGAGGCTGTTCAGCGCCTCCTCCATCCCCTTTGCGATCCGGTTCTTGAACCAGTCCTTGGCGAAGCTCTTGAGATCCCCGTCGAGCGCCGCCTGGACGCCATCCTTGAACGTCGAGCGCCAGACGCCGGTCAGGCGAGCCTTATCTTCCTCGTCGATCTCCATGGTGGCTTGCGCCTGCGCCGTGGCGGGGTCGACCAGCTGAGCTTCTAGTTCACGCGCGCGCTTGCGGATGTCGATCAGGCGCTGCGCCTGTCGGATCTCCTCGTCGCTGTCGCCACGCAACTGCGCGAGGCGAACGGCGCGATCGGCCGCGTCATCCTCGAACCATCGAGCGCGAACGCGGGCGCGGGCAGCATCCGTCGACGCCTGATCAGCTTCGGCGAGCTTGGTCGCCTCGGCGAGATTATTCGTCTGCGCATAGTAGGACGCGATCCGCTTCTTGAGTTCGGCCTGTCGAGACAGACTTTCCTCAAGTCCTGCGTTCTGATCGAGATGCGCGATGTCGAGTGCAACTTCGGCACGCTCGTCAGCTATCGCCTTGGCCGACTGGGCCGCGCGCGCTGCTGCCAGATCCTTCATATCGCGCGCAGCGGAGATCCGTGCCTGGTCGAGCGTCAGGCCGGTGCGCTGATACGCCTCGATCTGCTTCGACAAGTCGAGCTTGTCCTGCAGGATTTGCTCCGCCTCACGATCGCCGCGCAGTCGCGCAGCTTCCAAATCGATCTGCGCACGCAGCTGCTCACGGTTCTCGGCATCGTACTTGGTGTCGCGCCCCTTCTTCTCATGCGACTTCTTGTCTTTACCGGGCTTTTCAAAATCGACGGTCCGCTTCGGGCGGGGCACGTCGGGCGTTGGTGCCAGTTTTGGCGGGGCGGGGTTGTCGTTCGCCGCCTCAGGTCCGCCACCGAACCCGAGGGTGTTCTTCAGCGCCTTGAACTTGTCGCCGATGTATTTGGCCGCACCGCTGATCCACGTGAGCAGCCCACCGAACTTGTCGACGAGCCAACCTTTCACGCCCTCGTACACGCCCTTTGCGGCGGACACGACGTTCGGGAAAACGGTGGCGACATAGTCCACGGCCGTCTGCACCGCCCCGGACATCCAAGTCAGGACCGAACCGAAACCGTCGCTTAGCCACGCCTTGGCAGCCTCGTAGACGAGCCGGAGAGGAGCTTCGATATCGGGCACCAATGCGACGGCCATGTCGACGATCGTACCGAACACGGCCTCGATCATGCTGCCGGCGGCTTCCCACGCGCCTGCAAAGTCGCCGCTCAACAGCGCGCTGATCAGGTCGACGAACCCGCGAACTACGTCGAGGAAGCCGCTGATCGCCTGCGCACCGGCATCGAGCACGCGCACGAGCAGTTCGCCGAACATCCCGAGCACGCCGCCCAGGACCGTGCCGATCACGTCAGCAAGGCCCGTTATGACGCCGATCAGGAACGAGAAGGCGGAGCCGACCGGCCCGCTCGACAGCGCGGCAAAGATCCCACCGACCTTTGACATGATCGCTTCCAGCGGAGGCCCTAACGTCGAGACGAGCTTGTCCCAAACCTGCCCCATGACGATCAGGATCTTGTCCTTGAACAGCAGGAAGGCGGAGATCGCCAGCCCGACCGGCCCGAGGAACGCGAGGAAGCGGCCAGCGAGCATCGTGAGCACACGAACCAAGCCGGCCTCGCCGAGCATGCCGATGATCGTCGACACGGGCGAGATGATCAGCGCCAGCACGCGGCCGACCATGCCGAAGCCCGAAACGAACTTGGCAAGCAGGAACGCGCCGATATGACCAAGGATCAGCGCGAGCGGACCCAGCGCGGCCGAGAACGCCGCGAATGCCGCGCCGACCTTCAGCACGGCAGGCGGTGCGTGTGCGATGCCCTCCAGCATGGTCGCGAACATGTTCTTGATGTTCGTCATCACGTCGAGGATCCCGGTATCGCCGAGCGCGATCTTCACGCTTTCCCAGGCGTGCGAGATACGCTCGCCGGCTGCTGCCGAACCCTCCATGCGCTTCGCGATCTTCGCCTCGACGTCGCCACCGGATACGGTCGCGGCGAACTTCTCGAAGCCAACACGGCCCTGTTCCATCAGGCCGATCGCCGTGCGCGCAGCATCCGAACCGAAAATCGTCTTCAATGCGTCGGTCTTCGATACGTCGGACAGGTCGCCAAGCTTGTCGCGCAGGATCTGCGCCTGCTCGGAGACGGGCTTCATCTTGCCCTGCGCGTCGAAAAACTCGATGCCGAGCTTCTTCATTGCGAATTTTGCTTCGTCGCTGTTGCCGACGAGGCTCTGAATGTACGTCTTGAACGACGTGCCCGCGTCCGACCCACTGCTAAACTGCGCACTGGTCGCGGCGATGGCCGTCGCGAAATCGGTGAAGCTGACACCGGCCGATGCGGCGACACCGCCACCCTGCGACGTAGCATCAGCAAAATCCTGAAACCCGAACTTGGATGCATCCATCGCGCCGACAGTCTGGCTGACAATCGCGGGCAGATCGGCCGCAGTCTTCTTGAACTGCCCGAGCACGTCGGTGACGAGGCCAGCGGCCGGCGCTACGTCGACCATACCAGCGGTCGCCAGATCGAGCGTGGCCTTCAGGCCACCGCCGAGGATCTCGGACGTCGACAAGCCGGCAAGCCCAAGCTCCTCGATGCCGCTGGCGGCTTCGGTCGCACCCTTACCGACAGCCGGCCCGAGGTTGCGCGCCTGGTCGGACAGTTCCTTCAGCTGCTTACCGGTGACGTTGTCGAGCGCCGCCTCCACGCGCTTCATCTGGCCCTCGAACGTGCCCGCGCCCTTGTCGATCGTCTTGACCATGGCGAGGAACGGCACGGTGATGCCGAGGGTCACGCCGGCACCGACGCGCTTCAGACGCGTTTCGACAGCTTCGAACGCCTCGACAAGCTTGCCGAGGACGCCTTCGACGCCCTTGGCCTTGCTGTCGAATTCCGAGGTGTCAGCACCGAATACGACTCGGGCTGCGCCGACGACTGCACTACTCACCGGCTACCTCCGTGATTGTGGCACCGGAGCGGCCCGCCCAGGCCGCTGCGGCGTTGTACATGTCCTGCCAGTCCATCCGCTTCGCCTTGGGCTTCTTGGGCGTGAGGAGACCGGACAGGGCCGGGGCCTTCTTGACGCGTGTCAGCATGGCGGTGAGCCATGCCTGTTCGGTCATCCGGTCCCGTTCGGTTGTGATCGCCTGCGCACGGGCGGCGACCGCCGCCTCGAGGAGGCGGGGCGTCTGGTGCCAGAAGGCATCCGGGTCGAAACCGAGTTCGACCCAGATGCCTAGGGCCTTCCCGTAGTCCCACGGGGTTTCTTCGGCGCCGGCTTTCCCGGCGCCGCCCGAGGGTCCGCGCCCGGCTTCGCCACCTCCGGGAAGGAAGCCTGCAACGCCTCCGCCAGCAGTTCAGCGGCCTTCGTCGGACCGATGTCACCGATCAGGCGACCCGCCTCTAGATCGGTCATGGCACCATGCTTGGCGGCGAGTCCGATCCGGAACACGGAACGGATCGTCGGCGCGCTGCCGGCGAGCTTCGCGCCGATCTCGTCGATGCTGATGCCGAGATCGGTGTCGATCTCGCACAATGCGTTGAAATCCATGACGAGCGTGAAGTTGCTGCCACATGCGTTGAAGGCGACTTCGCCCTTGAGCTTGTTCGCCATGATCAGGCAGCCGGCGTCACTACGGGCTTGCCCGAGATCTTGAAGGTGGCGCTGCCGGTCATCTTGTCGTCCATCGGCGCTGCACGCCCGTGCGCGGTCGCGAAGCCGAAGAAATCGAGCGTGGCACCGTTCGGGAACGTCACACGCCACGCCTCGACGGTATTGGTCGCCAGATGCGTGGCGATCGTAGCGTCATCCAGCAGACCGGGCACGAGATTGTAGACGATTCCGACTTCGCCGGCATCGGCCAGACCCGGCTTGAACTCGCGGTATTTGTCCGGGCTGCCATAGTGCGTGTATTCGACGCTGTCGCGAGCGAGCTCGGGCAGGGTGAGTTCGGTGATTTCGGCGAACGCGACGAACGTCGTGGCAGCGGTCTTCTTGCTCAGGATCGTCAAGAAACCGATGTCGGTCGCGGCAACTGTTGCTGGCATGTTGTGCTCCTATTGCGCCGTGGCGCTTTGTGGTCGGTGGTGAGTGTCGATCAGGCTTCGCCGACGTCCGTCTCGGTCGGCTCGACGGCCTTGGCGATGCGCAGGCCGATCAGCTCTGCACCCCGTTCGGCGGTGACCGTCATCCTGCTGCCCGCCGCCACGAAGCGCTTGTCTTCGTCCGTGGCGTTCAGGTCGTTGAAGTCGTTCGTGATCTCGATGCGCATGAAGCTGCTCCTGCTCAGTTCGCGTGCCAGACCAGCACGTCGATGGATTGACGAAAGATCGGGCCTTGGGCGTCGGTGTCATCGCCAGTCCGGCGCCCGAGAATGAAGGTCCGCAGGCGAACTTCGCGGACTGTGCCGCGGAAGCCGACGAGCGCGCCGCCTTCGCCTGCGATCGTGTCGGCGACGTCGCGCGCCGCCTTGTACGTCCGGCCCCAGACGTCGATCTGCACGCGCGACCGGGTCCAGCCGCTTGCACCGGTCATCGTCATGCCGGGTATGCCCGTGACGCCGAACAGTGCGACGCCCGGTAACGCAGAGCCCTGCGGTCGCAGTCCCCAGTCGACGCGGGTATCGACGAGCGCCTTCAGCGCCACTGTCTCCAGCAGCTTGGCTCGCAACGCCTCTTCCATGGTTTAGCCCTTCTTGGCGGCGTCGAGGATTGCGTCGATCCCAGCCGCCCCGATACGGCGCAGCGTCTGATCGACGCGGCTATCGAACGGCGGGCGGATGAACGGATGCGGCGCTTGGTGGAAGTTGCCGAACTCCTCCTGCACCGCCTGGACGAGCGGGCCGGGGCCGGCGTAGACTTCGATGTCGGCGATCGGCGTGTTGATCGCGGCTTGATGCGGCGACAGTTCGGTACTGACGGTAACGCTGTCCGCCATCTTGCCGGACGCCCGCGCCGCGAGACCGCGCATCTCGCTTGCCATCGGTTCGAGTTCATCACTGATGATCGGCACGAGTGTTTCTCGCTTGAGGGCCTCGCTCATGGAGAGCACCTTGCGGCGAATGTCCTTCGTGCCCTCGATCCGAACGCGCATCTTCACGACGCTTGATCCGGCTGCGTCGAGGCGGTGATCTCGACGCCGACCTGCCTTCCGCCGTGTTCCTTGGTACCGGTCACGCGATAGCGCGCGCCTTCGCAGACGATCTCGTACTTGGCATCGATCTGGCGGGTTAAGCTATCCGACCTGACAATGAACCGGGTCGTAAGTTCCTGCCCTTGTGCCGACGCGCGCACACGCTCGGCATCGCCGATGTCGGTCTTCTTCGCCCAACGCTTGCCGACCTCAGCCATGGGCCCGAGGACGGACGCGACGCCGTCATCAATCATCGTCGCGCGCTGGACTGATATGCGGCGATCCAGCGATCCTGCGTCCAGGCCCATTACGTGTAGACCCGGAACGGTTGCAGCAACGCGTCGGCGGATACGCTCATCGGCACCTTGGACATCACACCGCTGCCAGCCGTCTCGCGGTTGCGGTACATGTCACCGACCATCAGCAGGATCGCGACGATGATCGGCGCCGGGACGGTCACGTAGCCAGCCTGATACGTAATCCGCACCGACCGACTGTGGCCGCGACATGCCCGCGTTGACGGCCACGACTTGCCCCAGGCCGTGCCGATGACACCATCACGGATCTCGTAGTTTGATGGATCGAGCACGCGCTCGACGCCGGCAGGGTCGTCATAGACGATGTTGATAATTTCGAGCACGGGCGGATAGGGCAGGCTGATCGGGTCATAGATGAAGCCGTCCAAGCCGGCTTCAAGCGTCTGCTCGCCGATGGCTCGCCCGAGCCAGCCGTCCGGGCCATCGATATGTGCGGTGGCTGCATCGATGAACGCGCCGATCAGCGCGTCATCGTCATCACCGTCCACCCGCAAATGCTGTTTCGCCTGGTCGAGAGTGACGACGCGCTCCGCTGGCGTGATGACGACCACACGCTGCATTAGGATTTCGCCTCAGATTTCGCGGCCTTCTTCGGTTTTGGCTCTGGCGCGCGGGTTGCTCGTTTGCGCTTGAGCAGGTCAGCTGCCTGCGCGGGAGATGCTTCGAACTGATCACCCCGACGCACGATGCCGTACGCGCCCTGCATCGTTGCGGTCGCTCGTAGCTTCACCATGTGAAAATCCTTAGGTCATCGGCCCGACCTGAGCCGGGCCGATTAGGCTTGAGATCAACCGCCGACTGGGGCGGCTGCCGCAGGAGTGAACGGCCCGGTGACGAATGCCTCCGGCCGCTTGACGGCGAGCGCGACGCGCTCTTCGCACCGGATGGTCACCATGTTCTTTTCGAAATCGTCCGCGTTCTCCGTCGACACGACGACGTTTGCGTCTTCGCGATCGAACAGCTGCGCGCCGGACTGGAACGCGCCGGTCAGAAACTCGCCTTCGAATTCCGGGACGTCCGTCGGCACGACTGGCAAGCCCCAGAGGACCGGACCTGCAAGGGACTGCGGGTTGGCGAAGATATACCGACCGTTCTGATCCTTGGTCAGTTCGATCCGCGCCCAGTCCATGAAGTGCAGGACGAAGCCGGTCGACGGAAGACGAGCCAGCTGGGACTGGAGCATCGCCAGGCGAAGATCATCGATCGGCGTCTGGAACGCTACCTCGAACGCCGGGTCGAATGCCTGCGCCTGTGGGACAATGCCGTCCAGATGGACGCCGGTACCGTCTCGGCCGCGACGTTGCCACCCGACGCAGCATCGTTGAGGCGCGCCAACTGCGCGATCTCCATCCGGACCCGCGCCGCCTGCCGCTTCCCGACCTCGGCAAAATAATGTTTGCGCAGCGTCGGGACCGAAACCCCGATCGCCACTGCCGCTTCCTTCACGCTCAGACCGCGCGCAAACGCGATCAGAACCTTGTTGGAGTTAGCGAGGGACCACGAATGCTCGGGCCTTCCACGGGTCTCCCGGTCCGGCTGGATCGGGTCACCGAAGAGATCGAGCCCCGAAATTTCAGCCATGACGAAATAAAATCTCCACGTGAGAGGAACAGCGGTCCCCAGGCCGATGCCCTTTCGGACTTTTTACCCCCCCCCCCTCAGTGACTGCGACGCTCCTCGCGCTGCTTCGCCCCGTCATGACAGGGCTTGCACAGGGTCTGAAGGTTGCCCTCGTCCCAGAACAGGCGCTCGTCGCCGCTGTGTCGCTTTATGTGATCCGCGACGAGCAGCGACGTGTTGCCCTCGATCCTGCCGCACCCGGGCATCTGACACGTGAACAGGTCACGTGAGAATATGGCGAGCCGGAGCCGCTTCCATCGGGCGAGCTTATACCAGCCGCGCCATGTTACCGTGCGGCGCTCAGCATCGTACGCCTCGCGTCCCGGCAGCCGGCCCATCGTTGGCGGCAGCGAACCGAGCATCGGTTTGAGGCTCGTCAGCTTGGCCATGCGCGTACGCCTAAACGGCGACGGGCGGCGTGACCGAAGCCGCACCGCCCGTCGAAGGGTGTCATCAGGGAGAGACACTGCATCGAACCCGAAGGCCCAACCCAGTGTGTCAATAAATAGGCTCAAATCACGCGATAGGCGAACACCTAAAATTACCGTTCGTGCAAATCGTCATACTTGACACGTCAACCCCGTGCATTTCCGCCATTCTTGGCGATGCAGATCGCGTTGATCGCGCGACCGTACCGCATGCGCAGGCCGTCAGCGCCGCGTTGCAGGCCCATGCGTAGCAGAAGACGCCGCCACTTCACCTCCCGCTGCCCCTTCGCCAGTTCGGTGATCGCCATGCCGACTAGCTTACGATCGGCGAGCGCCAGCATGTCCGTCCAGGCAAACGCCTCTTCCATCTCGCCCACCTCGATCCGCGTCAGCGAGGCGGGGCGAATCTCGACTTCCGCACTGGCGACTTCGGCACCGCGGGCGTCGTAGTCGCCAGCCGAAACTTCGCGCAGGATGTCGGGCCACGCGCAGTGCACCCGCTGCCATCCGCGTTCGCGGTCGGGATGGCGCCAGCACGTGATCATCGCCTCGACAAGACGCTCCTGCACCATGTCGAAGGTCCAGAACTCGCGCGGAAGGGACTGTCCTTCCATCGGAGGGGCGACGTCGGCGGGGAGTCCTTCCATCTTATCGGTCCTTTTGGTTCGCATGATTGGCGGATTCCCGCCGTTTTTCGTGTGTTCGATCTGGTCGATTGAGAAGATTGGAAGGGTTGGAATGATAATTCATGGTCTTTCGTGTGCGCATGCGCGCGCACACGCGCACATGACGGGAGGACCAAGCAAAGCCCTTCCATCCCTTCCAAAGCCGCAGAAAACCGCCATTTTTGCCCTTCCAACCGTGGTTCCACGCGGAAGGGCAAACCCTTCCAATTTCAAGCCTAAAGCGGCTCGTCATCCGGGTAGGGTCCGGGATCGCCGCCATAAGGCGAACGGCCGGTTTCGCTATCAGCATAATCGGCCAATGTCTTGGTCATCTCGATGTCGAGCCACTGCATGCCGTTCGACGCCTTCTTCTCGAAACCGCGGTCTTCCATCGCCTTCGAGAAGCCTACCGTCTGCCATTCGGCCGCACCGGTCGCCTTGGACCACGCCTTAAACAGGTCGAATAGCGTCGAGGACTTCGATCGTGCGCCATCAATCGCCTTCGTACACTCGTCGAGGAAGCGGCCCAGCTGATCGCTCTGCTCACGGTATTTCGCCGTTGCCGCGATCACGCTGTCCGGCTCGATCAGACCATTCTCCCGCCAGTCGAGTAAGCCCTCCATTAGCCGGTTTAAGATGCCGGACGACTCCTTCTTCAGCTTCTCCGGCAGCGCCTTGTCGACCGCCTCCTTGGCGATCTGGACGTCCCACGGCACCAGCATCACGCGCCGCCATATCCCGTCGTCATGGCCGGTGATTTTCGGCTTGTGGTTGCCCGAGATCGTCACCTTGAACGAAGGCAGGAACGAGAAGAAGCCCTTGTTCAGGTGGCGCGCGTCAATGAGCTCGCCGCCCGTGATCAGCTTGATCAGCGCCTCCGCCAGCTTCGCGCCCTTCTCGGGCTCGGACGTGCGCAGGAACCGGATACCGGGCAGGCGGGCAAGATCCGGTGTTGCCTCGCCGCCCTTGCGACCACGGCCCTGGTCGAGGAACGTCTCGATCCCGACCGATCCACCATAGTCCCCGGCAATGTAGCTCCAGGCGTCCACCAGCGTCGACTTCCCGTTGCGGCCTTTGCCGTGGAAGAACGCCAGCTTCTGTTCGCTGATGTCGCCTGTAACGCTCAAACCGCCCCACTGGTGGAGAAAGCGCCGCATCTTCTCATCCGGCTGCACGACCGCGAGGAACTTGTCGTACTCCGGGCTGATCGCCTTCGGATCGAACACGACGTTGGCGATCTTGCTGATCAGGTCCTCGGGGCGGTGGGTATCTAGTCGCATGCCCCATCGCGTGCCCATCGTGATCGGCTTGAAGACACCCTCGACCACTGCCCACCGCTTGCCTTCTTGCGTCAGCCGCAGCGTACCGTTGAGCAGGTTCACGGCCATCCGGTCGGCGTCCATCGCATCGGCGCGAATCGAGACGTCGATGAACGACTTCACCAACCCGGCTATGCATCCGAGCCGCTGCGATCCCTCGCTCGACTTCGCGTGATCGCGAAGCATGTCGCTATAGTAGATTGGCACCTTGTTATCGCCGCTGCCCTTCCACCGGACGATGAAGTCCAGCGTCGCGGCGCGCTGCTCGTCGGTAGCGTCCTCCCCGAGCTCCTCTTTCAGACCGCTGGCCGCGACGAGATCCGCCTCGTGCCGGATTGACCGGACCGTATCGAACACAGCAAGACTGACCTTGCCGGGGATCTTGTCCTTTTCCTCGGACAGCAATTCCCAGCGCCGGCCGTCCCATACGAACCAGCCGAGTTCGTTGCAGAAGCGGAAACGCCACGCATGCCGCGCCCTGAAACGCTCCGCATTACCGAGGTCTGTGGTCGCCAACACCGCGCATTGGCGATCCAGCGCTTCGTCCTTGGCCGGCGCAATGCGCCCCCCTGACCCCCCAGCCTGTGCCGCGGGGCTGATGGTTCCGTTTTGGAAGGGCTCGGAAAATCCATCTCCGCCGGGTGCGGGTTCGAACCGTCCGACATCTTCGGCATAGGCATCGAGCGGCGGAACCTCGGACGCGTACGACGAAGAGGATGCGGACCGGCCGCTATCGCGTCCGCGCGCCGTCTGGGCGCCTACGGCGCCCAGATCGCGGGGCTTTGCGTTGGCGAAGCCGTTGTCGATCGCCTTCAGCGCGCCCGCCAGGTCGTCGTTCTGCGGCATCGCGCGTACGACCGATTCGAGGCCGGCGCGTACGAAGCCCTCCGCGATCGCGCCCGCCATGACGAGCCCGCCCATCTTCATCGCCGAGTGATAGATGCCGGCGTTGCGCCCGCCCCATCGGCCACCACCCACCGGCGTCGCCGCGAGCTCGTCCATCTCCTCCTGAAGCGCGATCTGTGCGTACCGCTTGTGACGCGCGTCGACGTCGACCGGGAAGACGTCGCGCGGGACGTAGGAAGCCGCGGTGGCATCGGCCTGATCGCCCTTGCGCTTGCCGGTCGGCGACCGCAGCACTGCGACCAGCTCGGCCGGCATAGCGACAATCTCGGCGTCCGCGTCGCCGCGGAGCCAGCGATACGTACCGGTCGCGTTCTTGGCATCGCCCTCGCAGTGGCTGGGCGGTACGATCGTGTAGCCGCCCAGTCCGCGCACATCGATATGATCGGGGAGGTTGCCGCGGTTCCCGATCGGGGCGCCCTCTGGCATCTGGAAATAGACGTGCACGCCGCCCGAGGGCGTGCGCACGGCAAGGCTGGTCGGCAGCGCGCAGCCGATCTGTTCTTCGAGATCGGCCTTCAGCTGCTCCAGTGTCCATTCTTCGCCGGTGGACTGATCGATGCGCGGATCGAAATCGACCACGATCAGATTCGCCTTACCGACCGACACGCCAATCATGGCCTTGGGCCACTTGCGCCACCAAGCGAGGATCTGATCCTCGTCACACGTCGCCTTCGAAACGCCACCCGATCCCTTGATCGGCTTGCCCGCCGCATCACGGTCCTGCGGCAGCAGCGGCCGCTTGTTCATGACCGAGCACGGGAACACCGGCCAGCCACGACGCGCGAAAGACAGCGCCGCCTCAAGCTGAGACGGCAACGAAGTGGAAACGCTCACAGATCATGCCCCCGGCAAAATTGGCGGCAGACGACCATACCGGTCTGCCAGCGGCGCGACGGTCCCAGCCTTAGAAAGGCACGTCGTCGTCCAGGTCATCGCTGAAGCTACCGCGCGTGCTGCCGGCGCCTGCGCTTGCGGTCCCGCCGGCCGCGCCGCCACGGGTATCCCCGTAGCTGGAATAGTCGGTGCGGCCGGGATCCGCTTCACGGCGATCGAGCAGCACGAGCGTCGAGTTGAACGCGCCCAGCACGATCTCGGTCGACCAGCGATCGTTACCGGCATTGTCCTGCCACTTGCGGGTGCGCAGCGCGCCTTCGACGTAGACCTTCGAGCCCTTGCGCAGATACTGCTTGGCCACCTTCACCAGGCCCTCGTTCATGATGACGAGGTTGTGCCACTCGGTCCGTTCCTTCTGCTCACCGGACGCGCGGTCCTTCCAGCGTTCGGATGTCGCGACGCTCATGTTCACGATTTCGCCACCGTTCTGAAAGCTGCGCGCCTCCGGATCCCTGCCGAGGTGGCCGACGAGTATGACCTTGTTCACGCTGCTCATGACATCATTCCCAATGCGCGGAGGTAAACCTCTAGGATCGCCTGCCGCTCGTGCTGTTCCTCGGGCTTCTTCGCCCGCAACTTGATGATGTCCTGAAGGGCGCTGGGATCGTATCCACGGCCCTTCGCCTCCGCCATGACGCCCTTGATGTCGTCGGCGATGCCCTTCTTCTCCTCGATCAGGCGTTCGGCCCGCTCGATCAGAAGGCGGACCTCGTCCGCAGCGACTGGGCCACCCTCGAAGCCGTTGTGGCGCGGGTCGGGACCTTCCTCGCCTTCGGGGCGCGGCGGGATGTAGACGACGCTCCCGCCATCCCGCCGGTCGGCAATCCAGCCGGCACCGGCGAGCGCCTTGGTCATCGACTTGAACGACGGACCGGCCGCCCGGATATGCCCCGGCAGCCGGTCAGCGACCTCCTCCAGGGTGATCTCGTCGCGCCCGACGAGCATGGCTCCGACAGCCGCGGCGACCTGCGTGTCGAGCTTCTGCTTCATGCTGCCAACGCCTCGCGCAGTGCGCTGAGCTTGCGTTCGGCGACTTCGGCACGCGCGACAGCAGCGGCGAGCGCCTCGGACTGATCGGGGCGATCCGCGCGGCGCGCTAGATTTTCGAACAGTGTGTTGAGGTCCGCCAGGATCGTGTCGATCGTCGGCGCCGCGCGCTCGGTTGGGCCGCGTTCAACATCGATCGTCTGCGCGCCGGCCACGATCAAGTCAGCAGCAGCAATGCCGATCGTCGAAGACAACTCTTTCGCGCGCGCCTCGACAGCGGCAATCGCCAAGGTCTCCGTGGCAGGCAGGCAAATGGTCTTTGCAGGCATGGGAACAGTTTCCTTGACGGTCGCCACGGCGACGGGGTGCGGGGCAGGGGCCTTGCTGGTGCGCGGGGCGGGTGAGGGTTTGGCTCGCGCAGCGGTGAGCGCCTCAGCTGCCTTGACCGCGCATGCCGCCCGGGCACCGGCACCGCGGCCGACAATCGCCGCGATCTTGGCTAGACCAGCTTCGACGACCGGGTCCGGCTTGCGCACCGTCGGCGTGGGTCGCGGCGTTGCGGCTAGCGTCGATGCCGTCCGCCCCAACGTAATGACGCGATCGGGGCCGTAGCCCTTGATCGTGATCCGGCCCGCGTCGGCAAGTTCCGCCAACAAGGTGCGCGCGCTCTCGGGATTATCAAATCCGAAGTGCTGCATGATCTCCGCGTCGGTCGGCGTCGGATCGGACACGCCAACCCGCGCTTCGATCCACTCGTACATGCGCTGGAGATTGAGTTTGGCGTGCGCCATGGATCAGCGACGCCGTGCGCGCGCGGCAGAGATGCGTTCGCGGATTACATCGGCGTTGTCCTGATCGCCAACGAGACGATCGAGAGCATCGAACGCCGGTCCGGGCGCTCCAGCCTGTATGGCCATAACCAGATCGTTGATCGCGTCTTCTTCAGCAAACTCGAAATGCATCCTGATTCTCCTCAGACTCGCATCGGCATGATGACACCGACGAGATCGGGGTCATTGTCCGAGACGATGCGAAGCGGTGCTGCCGGATCATGCAGCGTGATCGAGAGGGCGGCGCCCTCGGCGAAGATGCCCGCGACATCGCGCAGGTACTGGCTGTTGACGCCGAACCGGAGCGGCGCGCCCCTGTAAGTCGCCGCGATGGGCTCGATCGCGCTCGTGCCCATCTGGTCCTTTGCGGTCATCTCGTGTGCTTCGTCGTCGGCACCCATGTCGATCGCGACGGCGCGGACCTTGGACTTGTCGCCTTCCGCGTTGACGACCGATGTTACGGCGGACGATGCGGCGATCAGTATGTCGCGGACGATACTGATCTTGTTCTGCGCGATCTCGGGAATGACCCGGCTGTAGTCGGGGTAGGTCCCCTCGATCAGCTTGCTGATGATCGTGCCATCGCCCTTCTGGAACGCAATAGCGGTACCATTGGTCTGCACCGCGATGTCGCCAGTCGACTTGCCGATCATCTGCAGCACCTGTGCCACCGCTTTCTTCGGCACGATGATATCGGCCATGTCGCCGGCACCGTCGGGAAGATCGGCCTCCACGCGGATCAGGCGGTGCCCGTCGGTCGCGGCGCCACGCAGTTTCGTATCGGTCGTGTGGAGGAATACCCCCATGAGGTAGTAGCGTGTCTCGTCGCTGGACTGCGCCACGGTGCACTTCGCGAAGATCCGCGCGAGGGAGGCGCAGGGGATCGAGAATGATACCGCCTTGCCCAGCGCTGGACGTTTGGGAAAGTCCTCGGCAGGCAAGGTCGACAGGGTTCGAACCCCGCGGCCCTGCTTCACCGTAACCGCCTGCCTTCCGTCGACCGTCGAGATCGTCAGCTTGCCCGACTTGAAGGACTTTACCGCCGCAAGGATCTTTTCGGCCGGGACCGTCGTACGCAGTTCGCCCGCTGCCACAGCTGAGGCCGTCGCCTCGATGTCGAGATCCGTACCGGTAACCGACAATGTGCCACCGTCGACGACCAACAGCAGGTTCGAGAGAACCGGGATCGTGTTGCGCCGCTCGACGACGCCTGCGACCTGCTCTAGGGCGCCGAGCAGTGCGTCGCGTTCGATCTCGACCTTCATGCCACCAGTCCAGTCTTGTGGCCGGTCTCGACGATCTCAACGAGGCGCAGCGTCGGCGCCTTCGCAGGCAGCACGCGGATGATGTTCATCGTACGCATCGCGTCGATCGCGGGTTGCACCGCATCGCGCGGCAGCTGCGCGCGCTCGGCAAGCTGGACGTCGGTAGGGCAGGGCCGACCGAAACGCGCCGCCTTCTTCAGGATCGGCAGCAGAACGTTGATGGCGGAGATATCGTCCGGCACCGTCCGCACGTCGTGCCGCGGCTCGCGCAGCGGGCGCACCTCGCGCGCCGACTTGGTCGACCGCTCGGCATAATAGCACCACTCGCCGGGCAGCAGGTCGCTGCGCTTTTTGACAAGATAGACGAGGCCTTGCTCAGCCAGCGTCCGCATACGCAGAGCGCCCTGCGATCCCGCCGGCAGGAAGGGGCGCGTCGCATAGAGGAAACGGTCGCCCGCTTTCGCGATCGCAAGCCACGTCTCGATCTGGTCGATCGAAGCGATGACGCCCTTCGCTTCGGCGAACGAACCCGGCGAGACGCTGTCCGAGGACAGAGGGGACGTCTCGCCGGCACGCGCGCCCGCCGGGGAAGCGCCGCGCGTGAACTTGGAAACCGATATGGTCATGCGGCCCTCCGCAGGGGCTCGGCGCCGACGACGTCGAACCAGCCGCCGACAGCCGGCCGATACCAGTCGTTGATCGTCACGGCGGACCTGGTGAACGCGAAGATCTGGTGGCCGACGAATGCCGCGGGCGTAAGCTCGCCGGCCATCATCCGCTCCATGTCGATTTGGCCCATGCCGATCTTGCGCAACAGCTTGTCCAGCGTACCAACGGGTTCGCGCATGATCCATTGCGCCAGGCGGCGGGCGCCCTCGTTTGGCACACGGACGCCGAGGCGCAGGCGGAGTATCTTCATCGTTCACCTCCATGAATTGAGCGGGCCAGCGCCCGCATGCCGACCGCCACGCGGATCACGTGGTCGAGTTCGCGCTCAAGCTTCGCGGCGTCGACCGGGCAGAAATTGCCATCCGCGAGCCCGGCGCAAACCACGCGGGTCGTGTCGTTGAATTCGCTGGAGAGCGCCGACATCATCGTTAGCAAATCACCGGTGCCAACAGGCGCGTTTGGGACCGATACGAACACGCCATCGGCCATCGCGCATAGCGTCGCAGTAATGATCGGCTCGCCAGCCAACGCTTCGAGGTCACGTACGACGTCGACTGGTGCGAAACACTCGGCATCCGCCTGGACTATCGAAGCATAGCGAGCGAGTGTGCTCTTACCAACGCGGCAGAACGACGCCGCTGCTTCCAGTCCGCCAATCCGGCTGACCAGTTCACCGAACTTAATCTTCAGCATGCGGCCCTTGACCGCATCGGATGCAAGAACGCTCATGCCGGCACCGGGAGGGAAGTTGTTTCATTATTTCCCGATGACGCAGGAGCAAGTGTGCTCATAATTGGCAAATCGACGCCGCATTCGGCAGCGATGGCCGAGAACTTGTCAGAGGACCCTTCGTCTTGAGCTATGCGACGCAGATGATCCAGCCGGGACGGGGAAAGACCATTCTTCCGCCAGTTGTGGACGGTCGACACGCCGGTAAGCGCCTTGTTGGCAACCGCTGTGGTACCACCGAGCACATCGATGATGAGGTTTGCAAATCGATCCATGTGCTAGGATATGCCGAAACGGCAGATGAAGGGCAAGCCATATTATGCCGCAATGGCATTTGCCATTATGGCAAGCATGCTCTTGATGTGCGGGGTATGGAAATCGCAGAAATCCGTGAGCTGATGCGAGCTAAGGGCTACGATCAGAGCGATCTGGCAAACCTGCTCGGGATCGATCCAAGCGCCGTCTCAAAGCGGCTGACCGGCAAGCGTCCGTTCAAACATACTGAGATGGTAAAGACGCAAGCGTGGCTACTGGGCAGCGCCCCTGCGACCGAGCTTGGTGGAGAGACGGTTCGCATGCTTCCAATAATCGGCCAGGTCGCAGCGGGCAGCTGGAAGGAAGCAGTCCAACAGCCGTCGGGTCATCTTCCACTCGCCGCATCGACGGCGCCACAGAACGGGGTTGTTCTAGTGGTGCAGGGCGACTCCATGGATCTAGAGATAGAAGATGGTGGCATGGTTGTTGTCGATACCGACGACAAGGCGCTGTATCCGGGCCATTTATTCGTCGTGCTAAACGAACATGGCGAAACGACGTTCAAACAGTTCGAGAATGACCCGGCGCGACTAGTCCCGCGTTCGACGAACAAGTCTCATCGACCTATCCAGATTGGCGACGGACAAGCCTTCACGGTGATGGGGCGGGTGACTGCGCTTTACAGACGCCGCTAGAGCTACGGCTTCTTCGTAAGGCATCCACTCCGATTGCCGGTCCATTCCCCCAGGAACGGTAACGAAAAAACAGCCGTACTCGTCATACGAGCCCAGGCCTTGCGCGATTAGATCTTCGCGTGCGTGGCGTCCGCTTTTCCGCCAAGGGCCGATTGGCCGGCCGAAACACGTCGCCCGGTACCAAGTGAACATCTTCTGATTCAATGAGTCGCCCAAATCCCTACCTCCCAGCCGTGATCGGAAATGGAACAAACGCGGAACAGGATCAATATCGAAAATGAGTGAATGCCAATACGGCAGATTATGGATTGACTGACTATGCCATAACGGCAGATATACCCCCCATCAGGGCACCCCGCCCGATGGGAGTTGCGAATGCGCACCGACACCACAGCCCGCCAGATCGAGCGGCCATGCTCCTTCGATCGTTTTCTAAGCGTCCTCAATAATCCCGCGCCGGCGTTTGCCGTCGCCCCGCGCACGCTGCGCGACCACGTAAGCTATCGCGACTTCGGCGATTTCGGGGGAGTCCTGCTCGCGGAGCGGCCGGCGTCGACGGAATTGTCCGACCGCGTGGCGCGCTGGCGGACGGTTGAGGCGCGCGAGGATTTGCCGCTTCACGTACATCCGGATCAGTCCGCAGACGACCGTCGCCACCGGTTCGCGTTCACCGTGACGTCGCTCACGCTGGCATCGTGGATCATCATCGGCTTGGTTGCGGCCGCTGCCTCGGGGAAGCTGTGATGGACGGCCTTCCCGAGACGTTCAGCATTCGCGAAGCGTTCGACATCCTTGCATGGCAGGGCAGCCGTAAGGGCCTCGCGCGCCATCTCCAAGCCGAAGGCTTCACCAGCGCGCTCGCCCGCGATGCCACCAGCAAGGCAGTGCGCATCATGTGGCAGCACCCGGCCCCGGTCATGCTCAAGGAATCATGTCCGTGTCGCTGCCACACCGGCACCTGCGGCGCGAACGACATGGATCTCGCAGAGCGTTCGCTCCAACTGGTCGAGCGCCTTCGGCTCAGCGACGCTGATACGATCACCGTCCTGCACGATCTGGTTCACCGCGCTGGCGTCAATTATGCGCAGGCCGCGCTGAAGCGGATCTCGATCGATGCCGATGTGCCGTTCTGATGGCGCAGGACATCCCCCAGCTGATCGCGTCCGCGCGCGGCTTCCTGACAAGTCAGGCCTATGCGGCGGACGAACGTCCAGTGCTGATCGCGATCGTCGATCAGCTGGAGAAGACACACGCCGCGCTGAAGCCGTTCGCCACCGCGCAGATGGAAGACGCACACGGCGAGAAGCTCGCTGAGTGGCATGCACAGCACGACAGCGATGGCGTAACCCTCAACTGGGATCCCGACTTCGAGAACGGCTCCACCCTCACCATCGGTCAATTTAAGCGCGCCCACGCGGCCTTTCAGGGAGAGGCATGATGCCGTCCGTCTTACAGACTTGGGTCAATGATTTGACCATGATGCAGCAAACCGTGCTGCTCACTGCCGTGCGAGGTCCTGACGGCGTGCCGAAGTACGGCCCGACCAAGATGCTGCTGCGCTGGTATCGTCGCTGCATCTTGCTGTCGGCGATGGATCAGGCGGTCTTGGAAACGCCTTATGAGCATGGCGGCGGATCGTTCACAGGTCCGAGCTTTGCAGCCTTGTATGGCAGTGATTGGCACGAGCCGATGGAAGAGATCGTCGGGGCGTATCTCCGCGAACTCGACGCGATCCCGCACCACTTTCAGCTTCACCTTCTCCATGCCGTCGAGATCGTCGGCTACAAGCATCCTGATCCGGACACGCGGCACTTTTGGGCGATCACGTACAAGCGCCTGGTGCACGACATGCATCTTTGGCCCGAGACCGAAGAGCAGCTAGATCGTCGCCTCGGCGACAACCGTGAACAGTGGCTGGAGCGCAACGATGTTGCGACCGTAGACTGATGGCCGACGACGTCATCAATCGCCCGAGCCATTACACGCAGGGCGGCGTCGAGTGCATCGACGCTATCGAGGCGGCGCTTGGTCCCGCCGGTTTCATCGCTTTCCTGCGTGGGCAGGTGATCAAGTATCATTGGCGCTTGGGGCTGAAGGACAGCGCCACGCAGGATGCTGCCAAGGCGCACTGGTATTCCACGCGATTGCAGACTGCGCTCGCCGCCGTCCCCGATCCGTGAAGCGAAACCCCGGTCATTTGCCGGAGGAAGCGGCCGGCAAGCGCGTCCGCGTGAGGCTCGCTCACGGGCGGATTGGCGCCACCGATGACAACCCCATGAGCCCGCCCGGTTGGGCCGCGGATGGACAGGGCGGCTGCCGCTGGACGCACACAGGCAGCCCGTTCGACATCGCCGAATACGAGGTCATTGCATGAAACCGCCCCTAATCATAGACAACTTCGCCGGTGGTGGCGGCGCATCGACAGGCATCGAGCGCGCGCTCGGTCGCCCAGTCGACGTCGCCATAAACCACGACGCCGAGGCCGTCGCCATGCACTTGGCGAACCATCCGACGACGAAGCACTATTGCCAGTCGATCATGGCCGTCGACCCGCTGGAGGCAACGGGCGGGGCTCCGGTCGCGCTCGCGTGGTTCTCTCCCGACTGCAAGCATCACAGCAAGGCGAAGGGCGGCAAGCCGCGCGAGAAAAACATCCGCGATCTCGCATGGGTCGTCGTGCACTGGGCGGAACGCCTGCTGAAGGCCAAGCGGGACGGGTCCGCCGCCATCCAGGTGCTGATGCTGGAGAACGTCGAGGAGTTCCGCCAGTGGGGGCCGCTCGACGAGCACGGCCAGCCGATCAAGGAACGCAAGGGCGAGGAGTTCGATCTGTGGGTGCGTCGCCTGAAGCGGCTCGGTTACAAGGTCGAGTTCCGCGAACTGCGCGCCTGCGACTATGGCGCACCGACCAGCCGCAAGCGCCTCTACCTGATCGCGCGCCGCGACGGCCTGCCGATAGTCTGGCCGAAGCCAAGCCACGGCAAACCGGGATCACCCGAGGTCGTGTCCGGCGAACGCCTGCCATGGCGGACCGCTGCCGAGTGCATCGACTGGTCGATCCCATGCCCGTCGATCTTCGAGCGCGCGCGCGAACTGAAACCAGCGACCATGCGCAGGATCGCGCACGGCGTCATGCGGTATGTCGTCAAATCGGCGTCGCCGTTCGTCATCCCGGTGACTCATCACGGCTCGGCTGATCGGTCATACAATCCAGCTGCACCACTCCCGACGGTCACCGCTGCGCACCGCGGCGAGATGGCTACCATCGACGCGGCCGTTATCCCGATCACCCACACGAACAACGGCGCGACGGCCCATAGCACTCGCCAACCGCTGCGGACGATTACCACGGCGAAAGGCGGCGAACTTGCGGCGGTGACGGCAACGCTCGCGCCGCACATCACGAAGTTCCGTACCGGTTCGGTCGGGTCCGAAGGTGGCGACCCGATGCCGACCGTCACCGCGAACGGTGACAGCGCCCGCCCGGCCGGCGCAACGCCGCTAGGCCTCGCTGCCGCAACGATGGTCCAGATGGGTTATGGCGAGCGGGAAGGGCAGACGCCGCGGGCGCTCGACGTAGAGGCCCCCCTTGGGACGATCGTAGCGGGCGGCAACAAGCATGCGTTGGTCCTTGGGCACCTGGAGAAGTTCAGCGAGAATAGCCGCGGCAAGTCGGCGACCGAGCCGCTGGACACCGTCATGGCTGGCGCACCACGCCATGCGGCAGTCACCGCCTTCCTCTCGCACTTCTACACGTCGAACACGAACGGCGGACAGGGCGATCCCGAGCAACCGGCGAAGACCATTACAAGCGAGGGGCAGCATCACGCGGTCGTCTGCGCGCACATGGAGCAGGCGAACACTGGCCGGGTAGGGCATGCCGCCAGTGATCCGGTATCGACGATCACCGCGGCCGGTTCGCATCAGCGCTTGGTCGAAACCACGATGGTCGACGCCAGCGCGTTGCCACCCGAGCAGCTGGACCGCGCCGTCCGCGTCGCTGCGTTCCTGATCAAGTATTACGGCAACGAGGTCGACGGCCATGGCCTTGATGCCCCGATCGGAACGGTGACGACCAAAGACCGCTTTGCTGTCGTGACCGTGACGATCGACGCGATCACGTACGTCATCGTCGACATCGGCATGCGGATGCTGTCGCGCCGTGAACTTGCCAACGCGCAGGGCTTTCCATCCGACTACGTGCTCGACCCGATTGGACCAAAAGGTAAGCCGCTCAGCATCAGCAGTTCGATCCGGATGATCGGTAACAGCGTTTGCCCGGACGTCGCGGAAGCGCTCGCCAGCGCGAACGTACCGCTCGAATGGTTCATGCAGGAGGCAGCGTGATGGTGCCTGACCCGACTATGAAGCTTATCGGCTGGGCGGCAACGCGTATGACCGAGGCGATTGTCGACCGGATCACAGATCGCGTCGCAACGAAGATGAAAACCCGTGTCGTTGCGGCGGTTCGTCAACGTGCAGGCGCAACGCTGCCGAACCGGAGACGGGGAGCATGACCGACCGACCTCGTTTCATTTACGCCTACGCCGAGATGGCGCAGGTCGCCGAGGACGTCCGGAGGAACCGAGCGGAGGGCGACCCCGCGCTGGTCGAGGCGGGCAAACTGTCCGTCGAGGACGCGGCAATGCGCCTGCGGATTTCAAGTGCCATCGCTGTAGACTGGGCGCACTATGCGCGTGACGAACTCCCACCGATAAAGGGCGCGACCGACGAGGAGAAGGTCGCGGATTTGCGGGCAGTGCTAGCGGGCGCGACGAAACGCCGCGACCACGCTCGCCAGGCGATCGTCAGCGAGTATGGCAAACGGTTCTTCGTCCGATCGTTGGCTGAGCTTTGGGCGTTGGTCGACATGCAGCACACGACGGCGGTCCGCGTCCTGCCGTATCTCCACTGGGAGAGCTACGCGGCCGCCCTGGAGGCCATGCTATGGTGGCAGCAGCGCGCGCCGTACTGCAATCGCCGCGCTATCACCTTCGCGAATATTCAGCTGCGGCAGATGGGGTACTTTCCGCACGAGAGGGCTGTCGCATGAGCGCCGCAGCACGCTTCAAGGAAGCGGATGTGACCCGTGCAGTGCGGGGAGCAACCAAGGCAGGCATGATGGTCGGACGCATTGAGATTGATCCGAACGGGAAGATCGTCATCCTTAGCGAATCGGTCGCGCCTCCCGTCGATCCGAACCCTTGGGACGATCTTCTAAATGGCAAAGCCTAGGTACCTGCCGACCTACGTCTCTAGCTTCAAGGATCGGCATGGCGCCGAACACTTGCGCTTCCGGCGTAAGGGATATGCCACCGCCTACATGAAATCGAAGGTTGGAACCGAGGAGTTCAGGGTTGAATACCGGGCGTTGATGGATACCCCGGAAAGTACCACCGACGCCGCGATCGCGCGCTGCGCGCCCGGCACGGTCAACGATCTCGTCACGCGCTACCTCGCGACCCCGTCGCGCCTCGGGCCGACCAAGCCGACGCAGGCGAAGATCCGCGCGATCCTTTGTCGCTTTCGTGAGGCGCATGGCTCGAAGCCTGTCGCCCGCCTTAACTTCGAGCATATCGATATCATCGTCTCGTCGCGCATGGAGAAGGTCCAGGTCGGCAAGCGGATGGAGGGAGGCATCGAGGCTGCGCGCAAGCTTCGGAAAGAATTGGTACGACTTTTTGATTTCGCCGTGAAGATCCGCATGCGTCCGGACAACCCAGTGAAGCAGTCTGACCGCGTGAAGGTTGCGGCCGGCGAGCGATCGAAAGGCTTCCATACTTGGACGGAGGAGGAGATCGCGCAGTACCGCGCGTTCTATGCCCTGGGGACGAAGGCGCGACTAGCGATGGAACTCATGCTCTGGACTGGTCAGCGCCGAATCGATGCCATCCGCATGGGGCGTCAGCATATTCAGAAGGGGCGGGTCGAATTTTCACAGAGCAAGGGCGGCAAAGATCTCGGCATTCCCGTCGCGCCTCAGTTACTTGAAGCGATCGTCGCGATGCCGCTTGAGGCCAAGGGCCATCTCTGCTTCCTAACGACGACACACGGCAGACCGTTCTCAAACCCAGGCTTTGGCAACTGGTTTCGAGACCAATGCGATGCAGCCGGCCTGCCGCAGTGCACCGCCCACGGATTACGAAAGGCGATGATGCGCCGCATGGCGGAGCTTCATTTCGGCAATCAGTCGTTGAAGTCGATCTCGGGCCATAGCGGCGATGCGGAGGTCGCGACGTACACGCGAGCGGTCGATCAGAGGCGCATGGCGGACGATGCGATCAAGGCGATTGCGGCGTGGGAAAAACACTCACTGGGAACCAGTCAATGGCTAACCGAAACCGGATCGAATGGCTAA